AGTTTGGTGCCCTGACCCTGAGCCTCATACTCTTATCGGGGACTCACCGGCCGACTTGGTGAAAGATATCCAAGTCATTAAGACGAATATGCTCCGGGGGTCTCTGGACTCTCTTGCACAGGCCATTTGGCCTAGGACGGTGTTCAACCAGACCATAACGAACACTGATGATGTTTTGAACGACGAGATAGGCGCTCCCATTCGCACTACGGGTGCTCCTGCCGATGCGGTGATGTCAATTACTCACGCCTTCGTTGGCCAGCCTGTTTTCGGCATGTTCGAAATCATGGAACGCCTCCGTCAGGCGCGCACGGGCATATCTGATGCATCTAAGGGTGTTGATCCTCGGGCTTTGCAGTCTACTAACGTTACAGGGATTGACGCTATTGTTCAAGGCGCTCAAGAACGGATTGAGTTATGTGCTCGGATTTTAGCCGAGACAGGCATGAAGCAGTTGTTCCGCGGGTTGCTCCGCGAGATAGTCAACAATCCCAATCAGGAACGTACGGTTCAACTTCGTGGGAAATGGACGAATGTAAACCCCTCGACGTTCGATCCCACGATGCGCGTGTCGGTTAACCCGACCCTAGGGAAGGGTTCCGACATGACGCGGCTTATGGTACTTCAGGACGTGAAAGCTACACAGACTGCTGTGATGCAGGCTTATGGCGTGGAGAATCCGCTTTGCGGCGTTACCGAATTCCGAAACACTTTAACGGACATCTTGGCCATCGCAAATGTCAAAAACGTTGGACGATACTACAAAGAGATCACTCCCGAGGTGCTCGCGAAGATCGCTTCTACTCCAAAAGAGCCGGATGCGGCTACTCTCCTCGCCCAATCCGAGATGGAAAAGAACCGTGTTAAGATGGCCACCGAGATATCGAAGTCCAACTTCGCAGATCGCAAGCTCCGCGTTGACGATGATTTCCGCCGTGATGAGATGGTTGTCAAGGGGCTACTTGACGCGGCCAAGATCGAAGCGCAATTCGCCGTAGACGTCAATGAGGAAGAAGCGGTCGAGTCGCAGGACACACCTTCTCCGGCAATAAATCCGCCGCCGCCTCCGCTTCCCATGGATCAATTCTCAGACCAATTGGGGCAGATAAGTGACAGAGAACAGTCAACACCAGCCGCCGTTCAACCAGGACCCGCCGCGCCGCCTCAGCAATTTGGAGGTGGAGGAACGGGCGGCGGATTCGGGTGAGATTCTTCGCCATCCTGTGTTTAAACAAGCGATGGCTGATGTATATTCCAGGGCGGAGGGAATACTACTGGGCGCCGATGTTGGTAGCTTGACAGCTAGCGCGGCCCATGCTACCATGAAGGCAATTACTGACATACGTCATCAATTAGAACAATACGTAGACGATCACAAAGTGCGTCAGAAGTACCACAAGGGTGATAATAATGGCTGATACCGATCTTGAGCAGGCTGCTCAGGCATTCGACGCCGCGATCAGCACAAGCACGGCTAAGCCTTCTAGGGCTGGGAAAACGGATGATTCTGGTATAAAAGAAACCCTTTTCAAGAATGTGGGTGACGCAGAAGTAGACGATGAAAGCCCCGCTAAGGGCGGCGGCGATGACGAGGAGGATATACTTTATGGTGATGAAGATAAAGGGGCCAAGGCCGATCCAAGGAATCCTCGGAAGTCAGATGACGAAGATAGCGAAGGCGACGATGACGAATCAGGAGGGGATGACGCCAGCGGCGAAGAAGATGATTCCCCCGACGATGAAACAGCCGAAACTAAGGCTGACCTCGAAAGGAAAGTTGAGGTTACCGTAGACGGCGAACCAGTCGAAGTAACTCTCAAAGAAGCCCTCGAGGGTTACGTTCGCACTGAGACATTCCACAGGCGGATGAATCAAATTGACGAGGCGAAGAAAATTGTTCGCCGCGCTGCCGCCGATGCCGTTCATAATTACGAATATTCCTCCAATCTTGCTAAAGAGATGGAAGCTTGGATGGAGACGATGGTTCCCAAAGAGCCAAATTGGGATGAGGAATTCGCTAAGGATCCTCAGAAGGCTCGGGAACTCCAACGTTATCACGAAAAGGCCAACGAATTCAGAAATTCTCTGCGGGGACAAACCGCAGAGGCTATGAAGAAGATGCAGGAGTCCAACCACGCTCAGCTGGCGGCATTCGCTGAAGAGGAAAGCCAGAAATTCGAGGCGGAAAACCGCAAACACTGGACGGACCCCAAACGAAAAGCTAAAGACTTGCAATCAATGCGCAAGACTGGCCTATCTTCCGGATTTAGTGAGGAAGAATTGTCGCAAGTATACGACAGCAGGATGCTTAAAGTGCTACTCAAAGCATCCAAATATGACCGAATGATGGCTGCCAAGCCTAAGCCTGTCGTTCGGGTAGAAAAGCCGGTACCTCCGGGGGCGGGAAGCGCCAAACGGCGCACGGCCCAGAAGGGAGTTACTTCGGCCATGAGCAGGCTGAACCGAACTGGCAGTATCGACGATGCTGCTGTAGTGTTTGACCAGATCATCCGAAGAGGATAACTCCACATGGCAATGGTTGTTGGGTCATTTACGACCTATACGGCGAAAGGTAACCGAGAGGACCTTTCGAACTCTATCTACAACATCGATCCCTTCGATACGCCTGTTGTGTCGATGGCACGTCGCCGAAATGCAAAAAATCGCACTTTCGACTGGCAGACTGAATTCCTCCCCACCGTTGATCCGAACAACGCGCAGCCCGAAGGTTTCGAGTTGACGCGAGCGACGGGTCAGCCCACGGTTCGTTTGACCAATGTGACTCAGATTTCGGCGCGCGACGCGACCGTTTCTGGCTCGCAGGAAGCGTCTGATGCCGCTGGCAAGGGGTCCGAGATGGGCCATCAGATGGCGATGAAGTCGAAGGTCCTCAAGTCGGACATCGAAACCATCGCATGTTCTCGCCAGGCTCGTGTGGACGGTGCCGACCCGAATACCCCCCGGAAGACGGAAGGCATCGCTCACTGGCTCGGCCGCGCCACCGACAAACTCGCTGCTGTCGCTGGCGCGGTTGCCCCCGGTACTGTTACCGCCGGTCTCCCTGTTCTGGCTACGGACGCATTCGCTGCGGTCATTGCTGGTTCTCAAGTCGCCGTTACCGAGCAGATGATCGGTGACGCGATGCAGAAGGCATACACCAATGGCGCACAGCCGAATAATTGGGTTGTTCCTCCGGCGATCAAGCGGACGGTCAGCACTTTCGACGGGCGCAACAGCACGCAGATTATGGTGGGCAAGACGGAAGTGGCGGCTACGGTCGACATCATCGCTACCGATTTCGGCCGCGTGAAGGTTCTCCCCTCCCGCTGGATTCCCACCGACATCGCTCTTCTCCTCGACGCGGATTACGTGGCCATTGCGTATTTCCGCAACTTCCGTCAGCACCAGATTGCAAAAATCGGTGACGCGGAAACCCGCCTGATTCTGGCGGAGTGGGGTGTGGAGATGCGGAATCCGCTTGGCCACATTCTGTTTAACGGTGTCAAGCAAGGAGCCGTTATCACCTAAGGCGAAAGCCTGCCCGCGCCGTGCAATGCGGCGCGGGTCTACGCATGGAGAGAAGTATGCCTTCGAAGTCGAAGAAGCAGGCTAAGCTCATGCAAGCTGCGGCACACAACCCTAAATTCGCCAAGAAAGCTGGCGTTCCGACCAGCGTGGCGAAAGAATTTAATCAGGCCGACAAGAAGCAGGGCAAGTTCGTAAAGAAGAAGTAATGCCAGGCATTCTGGATGAAGTCTTCTTAAAGAAAAATCCTAAGTTTGCATCTGGGATGTTGGCACCTTATGTGCCAGATACTACTTATACCGCGCCTCCATCATTTAAAGATAAATTAAAACAGACTTGGCCAGCCAAGTTGGCCACCGGCATTGCTGATACAGTTGAATCAGCCTCTAATCTAGTTCCTGATGCTTACCATGGGCGGCTTGATTTAAGTAGCCCTGAAGGGGTTGGCCGCGTGTTTGATGCAGCTGGCTTATCAATGACGGGTGGTCTTGCTGCTCCTGCTACTAAGGGAATTACATTAACCAGTGGGTTAAGAAGACCTCCTCCGGCTGTTGGGGGTTACCATGGAACACAAGTTCCCGAAATTTTTGAAAAATTTAAATTGGATGGGTTCGATCTTGGCACACATTTTTCTATTGACCCCGGCGTAGCTCATCAATATATTGGAAATATGCCAGGGAATCCTTATAGAATAATGCCAGTTGTAGCTGATATAAAACAAACGTTAAAGATGCCGAACGATCCTGGTAATTGGAGTAATTCTGGCACAATTATGGAACAATTTGAGCGGCATGTCAATAAATCTAAACATTATCCTAGGGGACTATTAGATTTTATGGAATCTGCGGCGACACGTCCGGGAGGATGGGACAAGAATTTTGTATCGGGTCTTGAAAAACGAGGTTATGACTCAATATTTTACCCTAACGAAAACATTCTAAATAGTCACGATTCTTTTATGGTGTTCAATCCCAAAAATATAGTTCCTAAATTTTCCCCTGAAGGACAAGAAATTATTGCTAGACGAGGATTACACGAACCCATGAAAGGAAGACCGGGATATTTTGAACATAGCGCTGAGGGATATGGTAAATGGAGAGTGCCCAGAGGTTTGTTAAAGGAGTTTGAATGATGGCTCTCAAAGACTTCACAGATATAGTTCTGCGGCACCCATCTACTAGAACTGTAACGGTTGTTCATCGAGGCAAAAAGAAAGGTGGAACGCTAAAGACGGCGGCATCCCTTGCGCCTAGAATCGTACTTATTGGTGCAACAGTAGCCGAAAATGCAGCGATTAATACGACAGTGGGTACGTTGTCGGTTGTCGGCACCACTGGAACTCCAGTTTTTACATTGACGGACAGCGCGGGCGGTAAGTTTAATATTTCTGGTAATTTACTGCGTGTTAATGCGGCATTGGACTACGAGACAGCAACTACTCATGCGGTAACTATTCACGTTACCGGCGTTACTCCAGTTGTGAACGATTTGACTAGAACTATTTTCATAACTGATGTGGTAGAAATTACCCCGGTGCTTCAACTTACCGGAACTACTGTCAACGAAGATGCTGCTGTTAATACAACAGTTGGCACGTTATCAATTACTGGCGATTTTACCGGTACTCCGGTCTATTCATTGGTCGACAGCGCGGGCGGCAAG